GGTGTGTGACAAAGAGGCTGAACGCGCTTTGTGGAATTGGCATAACGACCTGATTGCAAATCAGGGATTCTGGAATGGCGCGGAAGGACTCGTGTCTGGTTGCGCAGCAGCCATAAGAGCAAGGAGCAACGCATGAGATACATCCCATCCGACACCGCCAAGTGTGCCGGCAACCCAAGTCTGCCTGAGTGCAGCGAATGCCTGCGCATGACGCTTCCCATGAACCCAGACGCCCAGCGTCAGGTCTGGATCGCTGCCTGGGTCATAAAGGATCAGCCGTGCCCGTCTCGCTGGAGGGAGTATGACGAAAGTCAACACTGACAAACGCGTGGCGGTCGATCAGGCTTACCACTGGCGTCGCATGGATACATGCCCGCTAGGAGCCAAGGTGCAGCTACTAACGACGCTGGGCGTGGCCATTCACGGCATGGTGTCCGGCGCTACGCGAAGCGACTTTCTGGGTTGGACGCCACTACCCAACAAACCCGATTGGATGAAGATCTAAAGGACGCATGCAATGCGCAGGCCAACTACACCGCTGCTGAACGCCGGCGAGGTGCGTGACAACACCCAGCGCCTGAACAACACTGAGCGCGTGCAGAAATACCGCAGGCGCAAGGGGTCCAGGCAGGTCAGCTTTGAGGCTGAGCCCGAGGTGGCCGCCGGAATCATCTACCTCAGGAAGCAGTGGGGCATGACCACCAATCGTCAGGCTGTCATGGCCGCCGTCCGCTTCCTGGTGCTGATGACGCGCTGTGGACTGCAGCATCTCCCACAAACCCTGGACGATTGACGGGCGGTATCACAATGCCTTATATTCCGGCCCGGGGTAGTGTCCCCAAAGTTGCCCGCCTCGTGCGGGCTTTTTGTTTCTTGGCCCCCGGCACCTGAAAACTGCTCGTCTCCCAGGAAGAAGGATCTGCCGTGGGGCCTCCTAAATCAGCATGAGAAAAACCACCCGAACCACCAACATTGGCCCAGCTCTTCACGCCATGCCACAGCATATTGCCGACGAGGAAATCTTCCGGCGCGTGAAAGAGGCCGCCGATGAAATCTTGGATCGGTACGTCTCCGGTGAGTCCATGCAGCAAATTAGCGACTCTCTGAAGCTGGGCATCCCAGGCTACAGGCTGCGCAGGATCTTTGACAGCACCGTCAACGGTGGGATGGAGACTGCGCACGAGAGCCGATCTCATCACTTGATCGAGATGGCGCTGGACTACGGCAAACAGGCTGCAGCCATTGGCGACTCCGCAGGGCTGAAGACGGCCATCGACGTGAACATGAAGGTCGCCGCCAAGCTGAACCCGACTGTCTATGGTGACAGGTCCAAGGTGGAGCTGACCGGCAAGGACGGGGGTGCCCTTGAGATCAAGGCCGACCTATCTCTCACTGCCGAGCAGGCGTATGAGCGCTTGATCAAGGGGTCGTAATGAGCGGCAGTTACCCCGATTTCGACTGGAAGAGCCCCGACTACGAGAAGGTGTTCTCCGTGCGCGTTGAGCGCATGCATCGCATGCGCGAGCAGCCAGAAATCGTCGCACGGTTGCATGACTTCTACGCCGCTCATCCGGCAGATTTCATCAATGATTGGGGTATGACCTTTGACCCTCGCCTAGCCGAAAAGGGGTTGCGCACTGTCGTTCCGTTCGTGCTGTTCCCTAAGCAGCGGGAGTTTATTGACTGGTGTTTGCAGCGCTGGTTGCAGCGCCAGGACGGCGTGGTCGAGAAGTCTCGAGATGCTGGCGTGAGCTGGCTGTGCGTCGCGTTTGCTGCCTGGATGATGCTCTTTAAGCAGGGCACGGTTGTTGGTTTTGGCTCGCGCAAAGAAGACTACGTTGACCAGATCGGCAACCCAGCTTCTTTGTTTTGGAAGGTGCGAGAGTTCATCAACTTGCTTCCAGCCGAGTTTCAGCCAAAGAACTGGGACGCGACTAAGGACGCGCCGTTCATGAAGATACAGAACCGAGAAACTGGATCATTCATCACTGGAGAGGCTGGCGACAACATTGGCCGCGGTAACCGCACATCCATCTACTTTGTTGACGAGGCGGCGTTCCTTGAGCGCCCAGAGCAGGCTGACGCCGCGCTGTCGCAGACTTCCAACTGCCGCATCTACGTGTCAACACCAAACGGTGCCGGCAACCCGTTTTACCGCAAGGCGCATGACGGCAAGACGCCGAAATTCATCTTCGACTGGCGCGATGACCCTCGCAAGGACGAAGAGTGGTACGACATGCAAAAGCAAAAGCTTGACCCTGTTGTGCTCGCTCAGGAGGTTGACCGCAGCTACACCGCATCGGTGGCAAACGCATTCATCCCCGGTGAGTTGGCGCAGGCCGCATCTCGTAAGGGTCCGGCCGACATCATGGCGCATGGTCCGGTGATCATGGGTATTGACGTCGCTCGCTTCGGCAACGACAAGACTTGCTTCACGTTCCGGCAAGGACGTGTGTGCTTGCGTCAGATCGTCATTGCCAGCATGGACGTCGTCGACGTTGCCGGCCGGGCAAAGGACGAAATCCGCGCCCAGCTTGGCGATATTGCGCAGATTGCGGTCGACACCATCGGCCTGGGCGCCGGAGTTGCAGACATTCTGCGCCGTGACTTTGGAGACATGGTTGTAGACGTCAATAGCTCGCTACGCCTATCCGACGGTCAGAACTACAACCTGCGCGCCAGGATGTGGCGAGACCTGCGTGAGTGGCTCAAAGCCGGAGCGTCTATTCCTAACGACAACGACCTGATCACTGACCTGACTGCCCTGCAGTACGGGTATCGCGCTGGAGAGCTGCTGCTTGAGAGCAAGGATGACGCCAAGAAGCGGGGCATCAAGTCACCTGACCGCGCCGATTCGTTGGCGCTTACCTTTGCGTACCCGGTCAAAAAGATGGACGACTGGACGGCTCCTGCTGCTGTCAGTGCAGCTTGGGCCGCTCTCGACGAGGTAACGGGGTACTGAGATGTCAAATTGCTTGGCTAGAATTGACGAGCCTTCATTGACTCTGCCATGGCCGGACGAGCAGGACGAGTGGCAAACAGCGATGAACGTCATCGACCCGTTCGCGGTTGCCCTTGACGACGTGACTGGGCACTGATCAAGGAATACCCCATGTACCCAAGAGACACGCAGCAAGGCGACTACGCAATCGAGATCGACGGCAAGCTCGTTTCTCAGGAAGACTACGAGAGCATGAAGCGCTCCAAGGTAGCCTCCCTGCACAGCGAGTTCACCCGCATGCGCGATCGCTGGGTCCAGCACCGTGCTTCCAGCACCGTCGAGAAGCGCATGCGCCGGGCCACCCAGCTCTACTTCGGTGAGCGCACTGAGAGCACCGGCGAGTTCGAGAACACACTGCGCAACGGCCCGCCCGCCCGCAAGGCTGTCGACGGTAGCCGCTCTCGAGTGGTGATCAACATCGTCCGCCCCAAGGTGGATCAGGCCGTGGCTCGCATGTGCGAGATCTTGTTGCCTGTGGACGATCGCAACTGGGGCATCAAGCCCACGCCCGTCCCTGAGGTGGCTGAGATGCAGGGCGACAACCGCCCAACCGTCGATCCCGCGACGGGTCAGCCCACTGGCATGACGGCCAATGACGAGGCCAAGTTGGTGATGGAGGCCGCAAAGAAGGCGGCTGACGCCATGCAGAACTCCATCGACGACAGTCTGACAGAGGCCCACTACAACGGCGAGAGCCGCAAGCTGGTAGAGAACGGCGTGCGCCTGGGCACCGGCATCATGTACGGCCCATTCCCTGCGCGTCAGACCAGCAAAATCTGGATGCCCAGGGCCGACGGCACTCAGGTCATGATGATCGAGGACGCCATCGTCCCCGCGTCCGAGGCGCTCGACCCTTGGGATGTGTTCTTTGATCCTGCCTGCGGCAACGACCACCAGCGTGGCCAGGGCTTCTTCATGCGCCGGATGGTCACTCGCAAAGAGCTAAGGGCCTTGGTGGGTTTGCCCGGCTACGACGCCGAGTCAATCCGCGATGTCCTGCGCACTGAGCCTCACCGCATCCGCGTTGCTGAGGGCCGGGTATTGCGTGACACCGTTGTGGAGGACGCCTACGAGATGTGGACCTACCACGGCGAGATCGAGCCAGAGGACATGATGTG